ATGAATTTCTTTTATTCACAAATGGCGAAGAAAGGTCACCAAGAACTTGCACAATTGATGTGGAGAGGTGACACGGCTGTTGAAGGTGCATTGGGTCTTTGTGATGGTTGGTTGTTGCGTTTGTGTACTGCTGCTGACTATATCACTCCTGCGGGAACTTATGCTGCAATTACTTCTGCTAACGTATTGGATAAGATGGCTGCAACTTTAACGTCTGCAACACCTGAAATGTTGGTTAACCCTGCACAAATGCAATTCAAAGTTTCTGCAAACGTTGCGGCTGCTTACCGAATTGCTACGGCTGCAACTAACACAGCAACTAACGTTACAACTGCTTTGTCTTTGACTTACTTGGATATTCCAGTTGTTGTTGAGTACGGACTTCCTGCAAACCAAATCCTCTTATCGGACTACACGAACTTTATCTATGCATTGGATGCAGAAGGTGACCAAGACAATTTGCAAATCGTTGACTTTAGCAAGACAACACTTGACCGTCGTATAGGGGCCAGGGCCGATTTTAAAGCCGGTTTTCACATTGTCAACAGCTCACAGGTGTCTTGGTACGGGGGTTCAAGTTACTGTTAATATTTATTTAGCTAATGTAGGGGGTTTAACCGCCCCCTTTTTTATAAACTTTTAAACTAAATAAAATGGCATGTACAACACTCGAGTCCATCTTAAAAACGTGTGACTCAAATATCGGAGGTATAACTTCGATTTATATTAACGACATGGACAATATTACAGGTCCAATCGTTGAGGCTAACTGGATAATTTCTACTTTCACTGCGGTTGTAGACCCGTTTCTTCCTTTTGAGTTCCGACGTAACACGGGAATGTACACGGAGGAAGCAGCTATTGACTTGGTAAATGGTTCGTCTTATTATACGCAAACTATTACTTTGATGTTTCACCGAAGAGAGGCTGCTAAATCTAAGGCAATCAAAATTCTTGGTGAAGGACAAAGAGACCTTGCTCTTATAGTTGGTGACGCTAACGGGAAGTATTGGTATTTTCCAAACGCTCAACTTACTGCGGTTGCTGAAGGTTCGGGAACGGCTAAAGCCGATGGTTCAAAGTATTCAATTACGTTTGTAGCTGAAAACGAAAACCTTGCTTTTGAAGTTGCAGCGGCTGAAATTCCTAACATTATCTAATAGGATTATCACAACACTAAATACTAAGGGGGGTTCACACTCCCCTTTTTTATTTAACCAACTTTTCGAGTGGTTACTTATTAAGGTAGTATGATATACATTGAACAAAATCAAAACAATACAATAGCTTTAACGCTAACGGAAAGTGCAACAATCACAGCACCGACTTGGTTGTTTAAATTCGTGTGGGAAATGGACGTGACACAAGCACCCATCTATTGGGTTGGCGTGGATTACTCGCAATATGTTAACCGCTACAATCTTTTCTTTTTGGATGAAGGTGTTGACGTAACTTTGCGCATAGGTCAGTTTCGCTATTGGGTTTACGAAAGTCCAGTACCTATTGTAGTTGACCCAAACACGAACGACAACGGATTAACGTTAGTTGAAGAGGGGCGCATGGTGGTCGAAGGTATATCAAATTCAATTTATGACTAATGGGTTTATTTGGAAAGTTTAAAAAAGACGACAGTCTTAAAATAGTTGACACGGGATACCAAAGTTTTAGTACTCCGTTCCTGCGTGTGCCCGAAGGCAATTTGTCTTTACCCTTTGTTGATGTGCGTTACACTACGCAGGGTTATATTCGTTTCGGAAGTGACAACCTTTATCCGCAGTACATGAACCAAATGTACTATATGAGTCCGTTGCATGGGTCTATTGTAGACTTTAAGACCAACGCAACTATAGGAGGTGGTTACACATTTGACGAGTCCAAACTTACGGACATGGAAAAGGTTGTTCTTTATGCCTTCGGAAAAAAGATAGGTTTCAAAGACACGCTAAAGACGATTACAAAAGACGTTATTCTTCACGGACGTTGCTACTTTTTAATTGAGTTAAAAGGTGGTAAGACTTATAACGTTAAACGAGTAGCCCCCGAGAAGGTAAGAATAAACCAAGCAAAAACAATTTACGCTGTAAATGAAGATTGGCAGTTTGGGATGCAAATTAGAACCTTCGAACCATACCACCCGGAATGTAAAGACGGAACTTACCTTTACGCTTACGAACAAAAGAGCGTAGGACAAGACTATTATCCCCTTCCTCAATATACAAGTGCGTTAAACTTCGCCTTTTTGTCGGGTGAACTTAGCTACTTGCAGAAATCGAACATACAAAACTCAATCTTCCCGTCTTTTGCCATGATGTTTCCTAAGAAGCCACAAGGTCCTGAAGAAATGCAGTTGATAAAAGACACTGTTAACAAGTTGAAAGGTGCGGAGAACGCAGGAAAAGCGGTTGCCTTCTTTGCTAACAATAAGGAAAGTTTACCCGATATTGTTAACGTACCGACAAATAGTAACGACGAGTTATTTAAGGGGGTTAGTGAGTTGAATACCGAGCAAATTTGTTTCGCTCATACCATCGACCCTATATTACTTGGAGTTAGAACTACGGGTTCTTTGGGTAGCGGTTCGGACATTAAACAAGCGTATGTAATCTTTGAAAAGAACACAATTATTCCTTTGCGTGAAACCATTACGGATATTATAAACGGACTTTTACGAGCGGTTGGTATCAATGCACATGTAGAAATCACTAACTACCAAATTGTAAACGAAACTATTACAAGCGTAGACGAAAAGGGCAAAGACATTATAAACGCTTTGAACGCAATGAACCCAACATTAGCCGCTAAAGTTTTGGAAAATATGACTGCAAACGAAATACGGGAACTTGCATCTTTAGCTCCGTTACCTGACACTCAAACACCAGCGCAATGATTTATTTCGTAACTGAAAATTACCTAAAGGTAAACACCCCCATAACTGCTAACGTTGACGTTACGGACGTTTTCCCGTACGTTAAGCCTGCAAGTGATATGCGAGTACAAGCAATCCTTGGTTCTTACTTCTATGCGTACCTTTTGGCTGCGTATAACGCTCAATCTTTAAACAACGACGAAGAGTTATTAGTTGAAAAAATACAGCCCGTTGTAGCGTGGAGGGCAGCCGAACAAGCAGCCTTCGGACTAACGTACCAACTTAAAAACAAAGGTATTCAAACCCAAAACGGGGACTACTCAAATAGTGTGAGTCAAAATGAAACTGCGTTTGTTATGGACCACTACGGACAAATGGCTGCTTTCTACGAGAAAAGATTAACTAACTATTTGCTCACGAACAAAGCATTATTTCCCGAGTTTACGAGTGACCTAAACACGGACTCAGATATTAAGCCCGTAGGTGGTTGCGGCAATAGAGGTGACTACGACAACACTATGATGGTTATATAATGGCAGACCAAGAAATAAATATAAAACTTAACGGGATAGCACAAATCCGTTCGGAACTTAAAGCCTTAAAGGGAGAACTTGCCAACGCAACCGACCCTAAACAAATGGCTGCACTTGCTGAAAAGGCGGGTGCATTAAGTGACCAACTGAAAGACGCAAACGAACAAGCTGCGGTCTTTGCTTCTGGTTCACGCTTCGAGCAAACGAGTAATGCGTTTGGCTTAATGTCGTCTCAGTTAATGTCTATGGACTTTGAGGGGGCTGCAACCAGTGCAAAGTTGTTTGCGGGTAACCTTGGGAAGATTGACGGCAAAACTATTTCGAGTTCATTAAAAAGTTTGGGTTCAACAATAGTATCGGTTGGCGGTGCGTTCCTTAAACTTGGGGCGCAACTTTTACTCAATCCTATTTTCTTACTTGTAACTGTTATTGCTGCGGTGGTTGCTGCCTTTGTTTACTTAGGGAATAAATTAGGGTGGTTCGACGGGATAATTAAAATGTTAACCGCTGCGTTTAAGCCATTGATTGACGCAGTTAAATGGTTTTTGGATTTATTGGGACTTACTTCTTTTGCAGCCGAAGAGTCCATGGCTAAAACCACCGCTTCACTCGAAGAGGAAAAGGAAAAACGGGAGCAGATTTTGGGTCAGATGGACAACAAAATTGCCTTACTTGAAGCCGAAGGTAAGAGTACTTTAGCGTTGAGAATTGAGCGCAATAAATATATGCAAGAGGAAATTGCGAACCAAACTAAACTCTTGGAGTTTATGGATAATTCGTTTTTGAACCAAACCAAACTATACAAAGAGACGGTCAAAGCGAATAAAGCCAAGACGCACGAAATTAAAGTTGAAGAAGTTAAACTCAATCAGGAAGTAAAAGCCGAAGGTCAAAAAGCAGCGGACGCACAAAAACAATTTTTAGCTGATAGACTTGCGGCTACTCGTCTTATTAAAGACCTTACCGTTAGCGTAATGCAAGACGGAATAGAAAAGGAACTACTTGCTAATAAACTTAAGTATGACCGATTGCGTCAAGACTTGTTAAGCAATACAAAATTTACTGCTGAAGAAAAAAAGAAATTAGATGCACTATATGTTCAACAAAGCATAGATGACGCTGAAGATATTACTAAAAAATACGTTGCCGAAGAAAAAAAGAAACAAGCCGAAATTGCCAAAGTAATCAAAGACGCAAAACTTTTACAAGCACAAGAGGAAGAGGACTTCTTCGCACTATACGACCAAAACACCCGAAGCGCACAACAACTCGAAGAGGACGCAGTTCGTGAAAAATACTTCAACCTTATTACCCTTGCCGAACAATACGGACTTGACAGCGCAGAACTTAAGAAACGTCAGGAAGAAGAAATTGCTAAAATTGAAGAAGATGCCGCAGAAAAAGCACGACAAAAACGGCTAAAAGAACAAGCCGAAAAAATAAAAATTGCGGAAGAGTATACGGGTGCAGTTAACAACCTTTCGGAAACCGTGTTTACTATTTCTAATAGGTTTGGAAAACAAGACGAAGCAAGTAAAGAAAAACGGGCTAAACGTCAGTTCCAAATTCAAAAAGCAATGCAGTTAAGTATGGCAATTATTGACGGGTTTAAAGCCGCAAATGCTTCACTTGCTGCCTCACCTTTGACAGTCTTAGGAGTACCAAACCCCGGGGCAATAGCTGCCTTTGCATTTGCTATTACTACGTCACTTGCTAACGTTGCAAAAATTGCAAGTACTCAATACGGAAGTAAAGGCGGTGCAGCTGCGGGTGGCGGTGGTGCTGCTGCGGTTGGTGGTGGCGGTGCTGAAACTGCGGGAGGTGGTGCGCCTTCGTTCTCACTATTCGGACAAGGTAACAACCAAAACACGACGGGAGCAGCGCAAGACGCAGAAAACAAATCGAACCAACTCACGGTAAAAGCCATCGTAGTTGAAAGTGACGTAACAAGCACCCAAAACAAGGTTAAGAAAATGCAAGAAAACGCTACACTATGACAAGCTACATAACACTACTTTCAAAAATAGAGCAGTTTTGTAACGCTCATTTGCAGATTAAAAAGTACGGGGGTGAATTTCGAGAGCAGATGCCTAACTTTTCTACTCAAAACGAAAAGTACCCTATTATTTTTGTCGAACCAGTTAGCGACCTCGAAGACCTAAACACGAACCAATTTTCTATCAACGTTTATTGCGTCGATATAATCCAAAAAGACCGAGTAAACTTAAACACTATTGTAAGCGACTGCCAACTTATCCTAAAAGATATGTACGTCTATTACATTAACGACATGGACGCTCAACTTGACGTTGTAGGTACTTCGACTATGACACCCGTAAATAACTTTGACTCCGATTACGTTGCAGGGTGGGTGATGAGCATTACGTTTGAGGTCTCGACTTACGGAGCTTGTGAAATACCAATGAACCCAATTACCCCCGTTGAGGTGGAATGTCAAGATGGAAGCGTTGAAAACTCGGACGGTAGCTATACTGATGTAGTTCCAAGTGGGGGATTATTAGTACTTCCTGACGTGCGTTTAGTAGTATACGATGAAGACGGAAATGTATTGAGTGACGCAATGTACCCAAGCGTACAAGACCAAGACATAACGGTTACTATACCACCATGTGAGGACGCAACCTACGATGTTTATAATTCCGTTCCTACGTTACTTTTTAGCGGAACAATACCAAGCGGTGACAATGAAATAATTACCGCACCTGACGCAACGCTACACATGAGAAAAGTTGGCGGCGGCACAATACACGTTGAAGCCGTCCCGAGTGGAGTAACTGAAAATTACTTTGTAGCGAACAACGACATAACAGTTAATCAAGTTAACCCGTTTTCAATTCATGCAACAGACCCATTAAACATACGACTACACAACCAAAGCGGTGGAGACATTGTGCCGCAGTCGGTAGTTTACCAAGGTAACTCGAACCACGTTACAATAACAGTTAACACGGCTTCATTTACACCCGTTGGTGCAACCTTAATGAAGACGGGACAAACGACCTCATACCGCACTGGAGACGATGGAGATTTAGAAGCGGGACGGGCTACTTCGTTCACGGTACTTGCGTCAAATAACCCATTTGGAAACACGAACCGATTTACGGACGAGTTAGGCGGTCAAACCTACACAAAAAACATAGTCATTGATTGGAGTACTTATAACGGCTCAAATGTACTCGGCTATTATAGAACAGTTAGTGGTACAAATATAACATGGAATGCTGCCATTGATGCCGCACTTGCTTTATCGGTAGTAGGTTTCACAACTGGATGGAGATTGCCGAATAAAAGGGAGATGGAAAACATTTTTAACTATTCCCTTTCTTATGGAATAAGCTATTCTCCTTTCAATTTTCCCAATGCCGCAATTTGGACTTCTACAACTTACACCGCATCCACTACTTTGGCTTATTACTCAGCAGGGAGTTGGATACCTTTATTAGCAAAGAGTGGCGCAGATGGCAGATGGATAGCGTGCAGAAATTTCACAGTAACAGGAACAACTTTATCTTAAAAATATGACTTATAAATTCCCCCAATTTAACGTAGAAATCGTTGACCCAAGAATTGAGGTTCTTGTTATTCACGACACAATAGCAAAACGGACTTGCAGCGTTGACGTATTACTAACTACGGAAACGGCTAACTTCGGTTTATCCTTAGACGGCTTTACTTACGTGTCCGATTGGAACGACGAGGAAGTTGAAGTGTGGACTATGGTCGAACTTTCTAAATACGCAGTGTGAAGTATTTAATCACGGCACTCGTTGCGGTCTATTCGTTCTTTGCGCCTATTCAGGTTATTTTATTAGTCATTGGACTTGCTATTTTTACGGACACTATTGTAGCCGTTCGTTTGACTACCGAAAAGTTTAGCAGTAGGAGACTTCGACAAGGTTTAGTTGGTAAGATGATTACCTACCAAAGTGCGGTTATTCTTTTCTTCCTCATCGATTACGCCATGGTTAACGAGATGGTGAAAACCGTCTTTTCAGTTGACTATACGTTGACTAAATTAGTCGGGTTATTCCTTGCGTCTATTGAAGTAGTCAGCATTGACGAAAAGATACGAGTAAAGTACGGAGACGACAAAGGTTTTATTGCACGTTTCAAGAGGTTTATAACCAACGTAAAGAAGATAAAGGATAGTTTATGAGGTATTAATCCCACTTTATATATGTTATTTCGTATAATTTACACAATTAAAACACTTAAATACTATTTGTATGCTATTACGTATAATGTTTGTCCTATGTTTAACGTCCTGCTCGGTTAATTACCACCTAAACAAAGCAATTAAAAAGGGTTATAGGTGCGACACAGTTAGCGACACCATCCGAATAACAAAAGTGGATAGTTTCCTTGTATGGAAACACGACACTACTTATTGGGTGAAGGTAGTAACCTCAAAAGATACTATTATCCATTACAAGACTTCCTACATACCAAAAACACGCTACGAAGTTAGATTTGATTACAAGCGTTTTAACGACTCTTTGCATACAATTCGATTAATGTATAAGGACTCACTACGTCATGCGCTTAAAACGGCTAAAAACGACCTTAAACGTGAACAAGTAGTGCAACGCAACAAACCGCTAAGACAATTCAAACAACTATTCGTTATTTTAGGTTTTATCTTCACTTTATTTTTTCTATTTATTGTGTTTAGAAAACGTGTACTTTAGTCAAAAAAACCTTATGAACTTAGAAACGTACATTAAATTTATTAAGAAGTGGGAAGGCGGCTTAAGCGGTGACCCTTCGGACTCGTGTTCAGCTATGTACTGCCCGGTACTAAAAGACGGAAAGAAATACCATACCAATATGGGTATATGTTACTCGTCTTGGGTAGGTCAATTCGGACACTCAAACAACGTCCGCTTTTTAAACATGAGTAGTGAAGACTGGTTTTCAATTTTCCGTAAGGGCTATTGGGACAAATGCCGAGCTGACGAGTTTAAGTGTTTTTCCATTGGCGTAATCGTAACGGGTATGGCTTGGGGCTCAGGTCAACACCGTGCAATCATTACCCTACAACAAGCATTAAACAATTTAGGCAAACACGTCGTTGTGGATGGTGATATCGGACTTAAAACATTAGGGGCTGCCAACGAGTTAGACGACCAAATTTTATTTGACGAACTTATCCGACTTAGACACGCTTTCTTTATTGCTATCTCAAAGCCCGGCATGAAAAACGCTAAATACCGAAAAGGTTGGTTAAATAGATTAACCGACTACACCAAAACGTTCAGACCTTGACCCGCAAAAGACTGTTTTTCGACATTGAAACTTCGCCAAATATCGTTACGTCGTGGCGGGTTGGCTATAATCTAAACCTAAGCCCCGACAATATAATAAAGGAACGTGCTATTATTTGCGTTTGTTGGAAGTGGGAAGGCGAAGACGAAGTACACTC